AAAAAAAACGTAACTGCATTCGTAACTAAGGAGAGGAGCATAATCGCTCCTCTCCTTAGTTACTCACCACTTCGTCGATGCTTGCGCATGAGAATACAAGTTCGCTTGTGAGGCGAACAGGGTCTTGTGTTACGACTTCCTGTACGAAACAATCATGACCAATAACTTGAAGTCCATTTCTTGTTAGGAATTGGACTGTAAGACCTGTATCGTTTAAAATCGCACTTGGAGCCACGCCAGCTAACCAACGGATTGTGACGGTTATCTTTGCTGCTGTTGGCTCGTATGATGTGACGTTCTCAACGCCCATAAGTGATGTTTGTCTGTTCTTTACAATGGTTGTGACGTTCCATGTAACGTTTTCAATAACGTCATAAGGGATGGAGTTTATAGAAAACTCCGATACACCTTGTGACTGTGTAGTTTGAATTGCTGCCATTAAAATGTGTCTCCTTAGAAGCTAAAATCTATGTTGATTTGGATTTGTCTTAGTTGCTCAACAAGTGTAATTGGGCAATAAACTGCCACTACGCCTTTTGATTTCAATACAACTGAAACATTGCTGTTGAAAGTTGCTGCATCTTGGCAAAGTCCAGAGTTTATCAATGTGTTATATGTTGAAATAAGCTGTGCTTTGATACCTGCTGTAGTAACAACGTTCTTGTTTGTTATTGAACCACCATTAGAAGCCAATGTAGCAGAATCAACAATCTTCATACCTGTATCAAAGAATGCTGTATTACAGTCGTTTCTAAAGGTTTCGGAACATACGGCTACTGTTGGAAGTGTTTCAGTGTCTTGGTATGTGTCGTCTGGAGTTCCAGCAGCGTTGGTTTGATAAGTGGTTCTTGATCTTTCAAGATACACGTCCCCGGCGCTATCTTCCTTGGTGATTGCTACACCGGCATTGAAGATCGAATTACGCTCTGTGATGCTGAATCCGTTTCCAGATGGTGTAACGTCCACGGCCAAAAGCTGGATAGGTGCTGATGGATCTGCTGCGATGCTTGGCGCGATCACGGCAGCAACAGCGGCCATCTTCACAACGTCATCATCCACGGAACCTGGCGCAAAGCCTACGATGGTGGAATATTCGGAATTGACGGTTGCCCCGTAAGCAAGAAGGTTAGTCACTGTGTCGGTTCTTGCTGAAACGTGAATACCGTAAAGTTCTGATGCGTAGTTATATCTGGCATCAAAGAATGTCTTGATTGCTAGGATCTGGTCACTATCGCTGAAAGTAGTGGCTAGAACGGTGAAAGGTGTTTCCTGTATAGCATTTAAAGCTGTTTGTATATCGGAAACACTGGCGCTTGCGCATGTAATCAAGTAGACAGGTGTTACGCTATCAACGTTAATATATCTGTCATATGCTCTCGTAATGTCAGCGGAAACCCCGAAAATTGACTGTACGTTGGCAAGTGACCCTGCGTATGTGAGTGTGTTTACAGGACCATCAATGGTGTCTGTTGCTGTTGGGGATACTCCGCTTGCTGCTGGATCGCTGGATAGCCCTGTGCCATCTGTTGTGAATGAAACAGCATTAACGCCTGTGTTGGCGTTCAAGCCTGTTACGGTGATGGTGGCATTGCTTACGGTGAATTTGTCGCCAAGGTGGTACCCTGACCCTGCGTTGTTGACGGAAACACCGTTGATTGCGTAGCTATCAATCTTTGTGGAAGTCGCATTAAAGGTTGCGCCTGTTCCCTTTCCACCAGTGCCATCAATCCCTGTTGCGGTCATGTCTGAAACAAGAGGTTGTGTGTAAAGGCTAGGTGTGATTGCTGTTATCACGCCGTTCGCGTCAACAGTCTTAACTATAGCTGTTCCAACGTTGTTTACAGTAACAACATCACCTACTACATATCCTGTTCCGCCAGCATTAAGAGTTAGTGAAGCAGGTTTAAAAGTGATGGCGTCAGTGCTTGTAATGTTGAATGTAACACCAGAACCATCTGTTAGTGCGCTATTCACTGCCATAATAACAACAGCGTTAGAAGCGTTGGTAGTGGTCCCTGTTCCGTTTATTGTTACAAATGTTCCTGGAATTATAAAATCTGAGGCTATATCTACCATGTATTTTTGAAAATCCTTTTATGTAATGAGTTTAAATTATTTAGTTATAGTCACTTGTTCTTTATTGACCAGTTTACCGTCCTTATAATAATCGCCTTCAATGTCCATTTCTGTTAATGGATCGTAATCTACGTTGTACCCATCTTCGGGTAGTATTTGTTCTCTTACTTCGAAATCAAATTTGTAGATGATTCTAGAGGCGGTCATTTTGACGTATTCGCCAGAACCCCCCGTGATGCCTGGGCTTAATGCACGGTCACTTGGCACCCATCCACAAAGGCATGAGCGCAAATCCATGGAGCATGTCGTATAGTTGATTTGCTGCGCGGTACCGCCGGTGTTGTCTGCCCTGTTGTCAAGGACAACGAACACGTCAAAAGACAATGTTTGTGTGGTAATAACGCTTGTAAGTGCTCTGTTCTCTTCAACATCTGTGCTCGTGAAAATGACACAAGCAAATGGAAGTGATGTAGGATTTAGGACTGTTTCATCTAAAAGACGTACAAGTTCCGCTTCTAGTCCTACTTGTTTTTTAACAAATATTTTGCTTTTTGAGTCTATCTGTTGCGCTATGTCTACTGGACTTGTGAATGTTCCCATATTACTCCTTTCATTTAGTGGTGATACCTTCCATCACGGCTCTAGTTATTCTCTTGGTTATGTCGTCCTTCATGTCGTCCAGAACTACGGACATGAAAGGGCGGGGCAAAATGTCCCCTTTGTGGGTAGATCCCGTGTTCACGGCACCATTGTTGAGAAACAGAGCATAATACGCTCCATCGGTGATGGTGATTCTGTTTCCCTTGACCTTGTACGTAATTGCCTTTGCTAGAAGGCCATCAATCAAGGATGGGGGTTGCCCTGGCGCCGATGCTGTATGGCTGCCTCTAACGGACCCTGTTGGTGTAGAGGATTTCAACAGGGTTTGCACCTTCTGCTTTACCTCTTGAGCGATGATCCTTAGTTCTCGCTTTAGAGGCTTCATATTGAGTTTAAGCATAACCTCATTGACTTGTATTTGTAGCATCTACACTTCCTTGAAAGTTAAGCTCCTGTAAAGTTAGATGACAAACAAGGTATCTGTTTTCTTGGTCAACAAGCTGAATATCATTCACGCTGTAACGTTCTGTTCTTGTTGTCATATCATTATCAAGAATCATTGTTGTTATATCAGTGAATGACGTAAGATCATTTCTATATCTAGTAGTGAGAATATGGGTTGATTCCCTGATGTTATCTTGTACGCCATTAACAACGGTCATGGGATTAAGGGCATACAAAGCACCATATTCTTGACGCGGATTGGTGAGCGTCTCTGTCATGCCGCCTTGCTCTGTGGCGATGTTTGGAACGCTGGCAGTATCGTAAAAGGTGATGAGTCTCTTGAGTTCCTTGGGGTTTATCATCCAGCACCCCCAAAGCCGATACGGCGGTAATTCACCAGCAAGCCTTTTATGGCATCGTCAAACAGCACCGTACCTGATGTACCTCTGTTATCGAATAGGTTCTTGGTTAGGATCTTGATGGCGAGTTGTATGGTCTGTGGGCATGATCCTGCTGGAGCGATGCCCCCAGTATAATCCACTTCCAGATGTGAGAAGTTCGTAAAGTAGTCCTGCACTGCCAGGTTATAGGTGATGCTCATGCGTGCGGGATTTGTCATGAGGTCAACGGCATAATCCTGCCCTATCACCAATGGCCACTCTGACATTCCCCAAACACCAAGGGTCACGTTCTCTACTGACTGTGCGGCTGTTGGAAAGTCGATCCACTGACCCGCAACGGCATTGAACCCATAGGAGATGAAAGAACGGCTGGAGAGCCATGAGGCAAAGAACGCCTGCGTTTTTTCGTTCTCACCGCGAGAGAGTATCCAGCGCACGCTACGTTGCTGTACGTAGTCCCCTAGATACCCTTCAATGATGTTCGTGGCCGCTTGCCCCAGGCTCGCGATAAGGGGCTGCTGTGCGGGATCTATACAGGCCACGAAGGCTTGTAAATCACTGGTGGCCACGGGACATAGGATGTCTTGTGATATGGTTTGTGCGAGCATCTTATTTTGTCACCATATCTGTGCCGCCGCTTTTCACGATTACGGCCTTGCCTTCCCTGATAAGCTTTTCACATACCAACTTTGGAAGGGTGGTGATTGTCCCTACGTCTAGCTTGTCATTGATCTTCTTTGTTATTTTTATCGTCATCTGTCTCTCCTTCGCTTGAAGTGCCGTTTGTATTTAACTCTGTGGGCTTAGGTTTCCCCTTTGCTCCGCTTGCTTGCGATCCCTCGTAGTTAGGGGCTTGTGTGTTATCCAATGTCATTCTGTGCTCCTAAAGAAAAAGGGGCATCAAAGTGCCCCTTTCCCTGTGTTTGTTTATGTTTTGTTCCGTATTAAGAACCTGATGGGGTGGTTGTGGTTCCAGAGGATGGGTTTGTTTTACCCTTTGCTCCAGAAGCGTCAGAGCCAGCATAGTTAGGATTCTGTGGGTTGTATGGTACGGAACCATCTGGGTTAAGTGCCCATGCTGTTGCGTCGATACGGAAAGCTGCGTTATCCAAGGTTAGCTGGAAGTCAAGTCTTTCTGTAACTTTGAACAATATCAAGTCTTGTGCGTAAGCATTAGCTGTTACCTTACCTGTTGAATCGCTTAATGAGCCAACATCTGTGACTTGTGATTCTAGTGAAGAAGCGGTACCAAATTGTAGGTAGTTAGGATCAACAAGGAATATAGAACCTACATTATTTCCGGTTCCTGTGTTGGTTGGAATCAAGTTTGTGCTTCTTACTTCGGCACCAAATAGCTTTCCAGTTCTGTCCATTTGGTCCGCAAATGGGTAGATACCCAAAGCAGTGGAAATGCTTCTTAGGAACAGTTCTGTTTGTACAGGCATGATCCATACAAGGTTTTCAGAGAAGTTTTTGCCACGGATGAAAGAAAGTGCGCCGTATAGTGCTTGGTTAATGGACGCAAAATCATTCTTGGTTGCTGAAAGCACGTTTCCGCTTGTTGTAGTGTATCCCATCAAACCATTTGGAGATGTTTCTGATCTTGAGGTGTTGTTGATAAGTGAAGCATCTTCACCGATCGCAAGCTGTCTTGCCAAATCTTCGGATACATAACGAGCAACATCAAAAGCCCCAAACATTGCTAATTCTTTGGTCATGCTAGAAGTAACAGCAATCTTTTTCCAAAGTAGGTTTACAGTATCGAAGTCTGGTGCGCTGGAAGGAATGATCTGACCTTCACCTACCCATTCTGCGGTAGAACCAGCGATGGCACGAGGAATAGAAACGTTACCGTTTGTAGACATGTCAATAATGTTGGCAATGTCACGGATAACGGTTTTTGCTCTTACAAGTTCAATGAAGCCTTTGTATTCTGGTGCTACCAATGGCTGTGAAGTTGAAGAAAGATCTTTTATCTTCTGCTCATACTCTTTTACGCCAAATGTGTTTGAGAAGATCTTCTTTGCTTGATCGTAACCTTTGGTTTTGTTTAATGCGCCAAGAACTGCCTTACGTCCAAGACCAAAAGCAGGGTTTAATTTGTCGCCAACTTGACCTTTTACGATGGTTGGAGTGTGTAGCTTTTCTGGTGCTACATCATCCTCGTCTTTGTCGTCGTCAATAGAGTTTTCCTCGGCTTCCTCTTTACGCTTGATGTTTTCTTCTAGCTTGGCAATTTTTGCCTTTAGTTCATCAAATTCGTTAGTAAGATCGCTGGAATCTTCGTCTTTTTCGTCGGCATCACAGATTTCGTCAGCTAGTTCTTTTAGTCTTGACTTGTGTTGTGAAACCTTTCTTTTTAGTTCTTTAATGGAAAATGCCATCTAAAATTATTCTCCTGATTATATAAAATAAGTTGGAAAGTGTTACGTTTTATTTAGTATAGTTGATGCCTAATACGGCTAAGTCCAAAGCAATGCGCTTCTTTCGCAATGCTTTTTGTTTCTCTTTATCTGATAAAGGTTCGTCCTCAACCTGTTCCGGGACAAGTGGTTGTTCTTCGGTATTTAAAGTTCTTTGAACCACGAGGGCTTGCGGATTACATGGAATGCTTACAATGCTGAACTCTGTAAGCTCGGACTTCGTAATATTAAGTCCACCTTCCTCGTTGAAGTCCCATTCTAATGGAATGAAACCAATGCTTACGGCACTAAGAAACCCATCTTTGATGGATCTTCTAATGGCTTCCGCCTTGTCACCGATCGCGGGATAGTCGCCAGGCACAAACTCAACGGTTGCCTGCCATCCGTTTTGCACTTGCTCGATGTTTACGCATTTCCCTATGGGAAGCTGTGAAGCATCGTGGCCCCAAAGGACCACGGGATTTTTGAGATAGTTAGTAATGTCAAGGCCATCGGCGCTTATGCTATCGTATTCTCTATCACTAGCGTCTGTTGTGATAGTAAATGTAGATCCGTTCTCGCTGGATAGTATCTCGTAATCTTTGGTGATGACTGCGTTTGTAACGTCTTGCTTCTCGCTTACTCTCTCCTTAAATCCCTTTATTGTGTAAAAATTAGTCTCCATCCTTTTCCCCTGAATCTGTTATGTTATGGCTCCCTGTGCCGTCCTGTTGTGCTGTGTATGTTGGTGTGTGGAACACTTGCCCTTCGCCATCTGGCAATGGTGCGCGGCCTTCCAGTTCCCTTGCCTCGTCTTGGTTTAGGAATCCGTTGGTGATACCAATGGCATATGATTGATAACGTTGAAGTTGGTCAGCTTGTATCATCTTTGAGAAGTCAAACTTGAAGCGAAGCTTTCCTATTTCGTCGTCAAACAGCATTTTCGTATCAAGCTGTTCTTCAAGCTGTCTTGTAATGGTCTCCAGGGCATCGCCAATATACGCGCGCTCTTGCTGTTCCATATTTGCGGCTTTGTCAGATTCATTGAACCCAAGCTTATGACCCGGCACTTTGTACATACGGGCAATCTCTTTCGTGATTTGCTCTCTGGATTCCAAAAGCTGTAAGTCCGATGGAGAAGCCCCCGTGTTCACGTATTCCACGTCCGCTGGCACCACTGGCGTTTTCCCGCTGTTGGTTACGGATTGCTGAACCCTGTTCCAGTTCTCGGAAATCTCGGCTGTCTTGTTTTTGTTGGCTGCGCCACTGACCTTTAGGTAGCCTTGGAAGAATGATCCGTTTTGAAATGCTCTCGCTGCGGACTCTTGTGCTGCAAGCCCAAGACCAAATACTTCTGATGCCATTTGCACGGGACTAAGGCCAATGTAGTTACAATACAGACTATTGTTCTGTATGTGTATAATATCTTCCTCTCTTATGGTCCTTGTTATGCCATCTTCATTTGATAAAGATGTTTTTTCATCCATAAGCATTTTGCAAGTGACTGTGTATATCCTGTCACCGTTCATTAGTTCTTGGACATTACAAGACCAATCATCAACGGGGATCAGCTTTATAGGTGTTCCGTCCGGCGCTCGTATGATTACGATGTAACCGTTGCCACTTATCAGGAAAGAAAACACGACCTGTTGTAAAAGGGTAACTAGAGTGTTTCTCTTGTTAGGCTTCTTTAGAACTCGTGTTAGTGGATGTTTTTTGTTTATTTTCCATCCGCCGTTATCTTCAACCTGTAAATGGAGAGGTATTTTCCCAATGTCTGTTGATATGAAGTTTATACAAGCGTAAGCCGCTGATAGCTGTAAAACAGTTTGATTTGTAACAGAAACACCACTGGCAGTTGTTCCCCCGAAACCTGGGAAGAAGCTTAATGAGATGGATGGTTCTGTGATCGCTGCTGATTTTGTAACTATGGTAGGCTCTTTTTTGATAATCTCCCTCTTGTTAAAAAATCCCATATATGTTTTGCTCCGTTAAATATTCTCCCTTTATTTACCGATGTTGTTACGGAAATATCGTCTTAGTATGTTTGCGTTGTAGTACTCGTAATTGCCTGCGCTGTCCGTTGCTCTGAGAACGTTATTTTGTATTTGTAGCTCTATTTCGTGGTAGTTCATGGCGGACTTTGTGGCGTGCAATTTTAGGATTTCTTTCCTAAAGTTTGATGCTCCAAGGGTCTGTATGTCGTCATTGAGTTCCGCGCATGATCCCGTATAGGTGCGCCAATCGCTTTCGTATTTGATACGCTTTGCTTTGCCCTTGACCTTTTTCTTTCTCGTGAAGTGAATTACCTTCTTGCCAATGTACTTTTGCCCCGTAATGAGGTTTGTTATTAGGTAAGTGAAGCCTTGATATTTTAAAACGTCTTGCTCTGTAATGCCTAATGGAAGAATCCATGTGTCCATAAGTTATCCCTTTTTTGGGAATATTTATGGACACATGGATTCTTCCATTATGCGTTAGTGTAGATTGTTGCCAACGCTAGATGTTGTTCTGTTGTTGATGTTCGGCGTGTTGATTTGTAAGCCGCTTCTACTATCGGTTTTAAGTGAAGTAGATGTAGTTGCTGGTGTGTTGCCATTAACATTGATGTTCATATCAAGATTATGTTGCACAAGCCTATTGAAGTTGTCGTTTTGATACTTCATCGCCTGTTGCGTTCTTGCGCTGGCTTCCTGCCCGTAACGGTCTGCGGGTCTTTCATCCAAGCTGGAAACGGTTTGTGCGGCGTTGTAGACGGACATGTTAGGGTTCGTGAGAAGCACATTACGGGCTTTCTGTGCCCCTTTATCGCCTTGGCGCATGTCCCAAAGGTAGGCTTTAACCTGGTCCTCGTATGCGGCCTTACGCACATCAATGCCTGTGCCCTTTAGGATCTGTTGAACACGGTCACGATGCCATTGCCCGATACCAAAGGCATTTCCGCCATCGCCGTTGGCCCCGGCATCAAATCCTGATTCCTGTGCGATGTTGCCCATAATGCCCATCGCACCATTACGGCTGTATCCGTCCTTCATGGCGGCGCTGACTAGGAACGCGGCTCTTTGCTGGCGTTCGTCGCTGGATAGCTTGTCATGGGATCTGGATTCCCCGGCGAAGTAGTTTCCAACGACGCCCCCGACTTTGCCGCCCAGGTATGACCCTGCCATACCACCCACAATGGTACCCGCTGGCCCTACCACTGATCCAAGGGCGGCCCCTGCTGCGCCGCCAGCGGCTTCCCCGGCAGTCTTTCCGTAAGCCGTATCACGGTCCACGGTGTCTTTGATCTTGCTGTCTTGAAACAGGTCATAGGCGGATTTTATCAACCCAAGGGCAACGGCAATCTTGCCTAGCTTCCCTAGAAGGCCATCAAAGAAGGTCAAAAGCCCCTTCCCTGGCTTCGCGTTTAAGAACCCCGTCATTTTGCTGAAAAACGAAAGCTTCCCGAAGCTGATAAACACCTTGAGAAGTGAAAATGCGATGGTGAGGGCGGACCCTAGCCAACTGGCGAGTTTGAGGCCGATAAGCGCGGCAATGATGGTTTTGAAGCCGCCTATCTTCTCATACCAATATGAGATGTTTTTCCCGATGCCTTGCCAATCCACACGCGAAAGCCATTGTGCCAGGCGTTCCACGCCATCCACGATGTTGTTAATCATCTTGTCCGCTTGTGGACCTGCAAGCCAGTTTGCGAACTTATCCAAGAGCGGAGAAAGCTTTGGGGACAATCGCCCTATGATGGTTTGTGTAACGCCATTGATGGCCGTCAGGACGCCTTGATATGATTCTCTGAGCTTGTTGGCGTTCTTTACGTTGTCCTCGTTGTAACGTCCTAAGAACCTTGCTCTGTCCTCGGCTGCGTGGACCTGCTTTGAATCCATCCCCATAAAGTTTGTGGTACCCAACATGCGTTGAGACATTTGCCTTAGAATGGCGGGGTCCACGTCATGGCGCTGTAGATGCTCATGCACGTAGTCTATGGTGCGATCCCTGATTTTCTCCTCGGAATCATGGTAAGTGACCCCCAGGCGGTTATAGATGGTCTGTAGGTCTCCATCCCCGCCAAAACGCATCGCTACGTTGTTGTCTTGGATCTTGGCTGTCACCTGCTCCAAGGAATTATCGCCGGTGCCTAGTAGGTCTCCAGCGCCGCGCATCTGCTGTAGCTTATCGGTGCTGACCCCAAGACCCGCACTTACGCGCTGGATCTCGTTGGAAAGCATCGCAAATTGCCTTGTCATGGCGATAACGCCAGCGATAGACCCTAGCCCAAAGACGCCAGCAAACGCCTTGCCCGCCTTTTCCACGGGTTGCACAAGCTTCGTTGCCTGTGCTCTTAGGTTCTTTAACCCGGATAGCTTGTTAAACTGCTGCACCTGCCTTTGTAGCCTGTTGAATGGCTGCTGTGCCAAGGCAAGCTGTTTGTTGATGTTGGCGAGTGCGCCCGTTGCTTTGTCTGTTACTCCAACTGTTATAGAATAGTTCCCGTTAGATGCCATATAAAATACTCCAGTGTTTTAGGGTATTTAACTAGAAAAGGCGCATACAATGTATGCGCCTTCTTTGTTACTTGTGTATTCTGTCGATTATACGGGAAACTGCTTCCGCGAGTTCTTCAAAGATGATTTCCTTGAGTTCTTCCGTCACTTCCACGGGTGGAGCGTCATCAAGGGCATAATCCATTTCCTTCTGGATCTCGGCAGGGATTGCAATGCCGCGCAAAGCCTTAGTTCTCTTTAAGGCAGTCTCAATCCACTCCGCCTGTTTGACGGTCAATGTCTCGCTGTATCCGTAATTGCGGCAAATATCAGTAGGTATCTTACGATATTTTTCGCTGGTGTTGTTAATAAGTGCTGTGAAAAAATCTTGAACTTCTTGTTCCATTTTTATGTTTTCTTTTTAAATGTGCGTAGGTTTTACTTACTTTTTATTTAGTGTTTTCGTAAATACACTTGATAATACCCTTAAAAGGAAAATAAAAATGGATAAAGATATACTCGCTTTGATAGCATTGGAAATAAAGAGACTTGCCACAAGCGGCGTGTTGTCCGCCGATGATATGATACTACTTTACGCCTGTAATCCTGATTACATCAAAATGTATGATTTGCTTATGAGCAAGGGCAGCAATCCCGCGTTCAACTTACTGAAAATGATGCTCACCACATACGTTTGCCTCGTAAACAAGAGCAAATCAGGAAGGGAGATAATAAGCATGATTCAGCAAGTTAGGGATATGTATAATGAAGAAAATAAAGCAGGTTAAAGTCCCGACGGCGCATATAAAAACGAACTCCACAAAAGAAGTACGTCATAAGTCTTATGATACAGCATGGCGTAAGTTCTCCAAGGCATACAGGCAAAGGCATTTCTTTTGCGAAGAATGCTTGAAAGACGGAAAATACAACAGCGAAAAGCTAGAGGTGGATCACATCATACCTCTGTGCCAGGCGCCGCGTTTGAAATTTGAAGAAAGCAACCTTCAAGTGCTTTGCAAGAGTTGTCACGCGAAGAAAACATGTAAAGAAACGTTAGGAAGGTAAGCCACCTAAATACCTGAAATTGTAATGATTTCAGGTATTTTTAATGGTAAAAGTAAAGGGGCTATCAAAACTTAAAGTTTTGATAGCATTTGAGTGTTCTGGTATTGTAAGAGAGGCATTTAGGGCACAAGGGCATCACGCATATTCTTGCGATTTAAAGCCTGCGGAAGATGGAAGCCCATATCACATACAGGACGATGTTTTTAACGTCATTGGCAAAGGATGGGATCTCCTGATAGCCCATCCTCCATGTACATACCTGTGTTCCAGCGGCCTTCATTGGAACGGGAGAACACCGGGAAGGCAGGCAAAGACAGATGCCGCCCTCGATATGGTCAGGGCTTTAATGGCCGCACCAGTGGACAGGATCGCCATTGAGAACCCTGTAGGGTGTATCAGCACACAAATCCGCAAAGCGGATCAATACATACAGCCCTACGACTATGGCGATGATGCCAGCAAACGCACGGGGCTATGGCTCAAAGGGCTTCCAAAACTGGTGTCCCCTTCTGGATTGCGAGTGCCAGGCCGTCAGGTGACAAAGAACGGAATCACGTATGAGCGTTGGAGTAACCAAACAGATAGCGGGCAAAATCGCTTGGGTCCGGGGATAAACCGCGCTACAGATCGTGCAAGGACATACAAAGGGATCGCCGCTGCTATGGCAGCACAATGGAAGTGACAATATTACATTAACAATATAAACTTACGATGATAATAAAAATAAACGTCTTTTTTAAAAAAGTAGATAGGCTATCTTGATATGATTAAAAAAACATTTAAATCTCTCAGGGAAGTATTTAACGACATAGTAGTAGAACATAGACATGACATAATGCAAAATGTTGTCGAAAGTCAATTTAAAGAAACAGAAAAATTATTCAAGTTTATGTCATGGATGATTTGCATGGCTGCTGTTGACTACGCTTACAAAAGAACTAATGATTGGATACTTGCACTAATTGAGTTTATACTTAAAATATCTCTATCTTGCGTCATAAGCGCGTATACTGTTTGCTTTTTCACGTACGTTTTTAAGTATATAGGAAAAAGAGAAGGAAAAATATACACGGCTTCGTGTATATTTTTGTCTATTATAATGTTTTTGTTGTCTTATATAGTTTTACCAAATTATGTTTTAGACAAAATTATATCAGAGTTGATTAAACCCGATGTATCTTCTACAAATAGCCCTACCATATCATGGCATATATGAAAAAAGGGAAGCGTTTTTACACGCTTCCCTTTTTCTTTTGGTATTCTTCAGTTACATCAAACCACTTCACGAGTTGATCTAGTGGAACATTCCATAATGAGTAAGGATCGTCTTGATGTATGTTTGTCCATCCATTTAAAAGAATCAGACTCATAATGTTTTTTTCAAACTTTTCTATGATCTCAATAGGAACAATCTGAAAGTCACCAACAATATTATAAGGTGATTGTTGGTTTAGTTCATAAAATATTCTATGATTTGCTCCGCTACGTCTGCTGGAAGCTGGTAGAAAGTTTCAACAGGAAGCCCTGTAACCTTACAAGCTACCTGTGTTTGATAGTCAATAAGTTCCTCTGGGGTTGGGTTTACTGATTTCCACTTCTTCTGTGGCACATACTTTTCCATGAAAGTAGGCTTTCTTACGTCTATGTGATTGTATTTTTTGCCGTCAATCTCGATTTCTGGAAACTTGAATGTTTTCATTTTAAAATTCCTTTTTTGTAAAAATGTTACTTTGTTATTTAGTAGTGACCGAGAAACATGAGGGCTTCTCGTGATCTTCGGGCTATCAAGCCTGCCTGGGGCTTCCCTGCGGCATATATCCATAGGTGGAACTGCTGCGCCGCCGCTTCCGTGTCCTGCTGCTGTACGTAGCGCCAAAGGGTGGACTTTAGGAGAGCGGCAAGGCCAAGGTTGTATGCGAAGTCACACAAGGCCGCTGTTTGCCACGGCTCAAGGGTTACGGTGCTGTGTTGCGTGATGGCGCTCCATAAACCCTGTAGTGTAAGCTGCAAGCGTTCCTGGGCTTCCTGTGGGGTTATGGTCATGCCTTGGTGGATGCCCTGCCCTGTTTGCCCGTATCCTATGGTCCAGATCCCGCAACAGTCCTGATACGCCTGTAAGCGTAAGCCTTCGGATTGCTCCACAAGGGCTATCAAATATGGTGGTAAGTTACTCATAGAAATATCTCCGTTTTTAAGGCGGAGATATTTAGTTATGTTGATAGTTTGCCGTTTATCTCGGATATAGTAACTCTAAGTTCCGAAAGTGCTTTCGTCATTTCTTTAGAGTTTTCGTTAGACTCTTGAACAAGGCGGTTAAATGCTTCGTCCTTTTCGTCTAGTTTTTTGTTGAGATTGTTTAACGTCACAAGAAGATAAAATATGAAGCCGAGAAGCAGGCATATTATGGCTTCTTGTCCTCCAATATTAACGGCTTTTGCGACCAACTCTATAATGTCATCCATTGACCTCCCCTATTTAAAATGGACATTTTAATATTTAAAGGGGAGCATGGTTATAACTATGTATGTTTATTTGTATGCCATCTTGAAAAGCAACAACTGTTCGTTTGTCCACTCGTATAGGTTATAAGGAAAACCAAGTTCTTCTATGATTTCCCTGTGAAATGCTTCTTTAACTGGAGATGGTTTAAGATATAAAAGGGCTTCGCCCTCATACATGTAAATTGTAGGACCAAATTCGCGAGTGGTTTTTAACATACTATCATTAACTACGTAATAAAAGAAAATGTCTTCAATGTGTTCATATAATGTGTCGCAAAGTGTAGAGTCTAAGTTTACGTATTTCATGTTTCCAAACATAAGTTGCAATACACCTGATGGCCATGTTCCTTTCCAGTTGCCTTGTAGAATGGTATATATGTTATTGGGTGTATCAACAAAAACAGTATATTGACCTTCATTCCATAAAATATCATCTCCGAAAGAGTCTTTTTGTGGTTTTGATACTATACGACGGCAAATTTCTTTTATATTTTTATGATTTTCGTCGAGTGTTTTATATTTTTCTTGTAATATGTTCATCTTAGATTTCCTGTTTTATTGTGTGGTGCGTCCCTCACATATTTATGTTCCCTTTTTGTTTCGTGGCGTGATATGGTGGCGGTATGTCGCATAACCGCACACGGCAACAGCAAGCCGAGGAACGAAAGCTAGTTCTAGCTACCAAGCTGTCATTCTATGCAGCGTGGCATTTCACCGTGTTTTGTGAGAAGTGCTTTGCACAGCGCGTTTTGAAGATACGGCCCTTGGTTCCACGTAGGCCCGCCAAGGAGACCGTAGCGGAAGCCCTGGCGAAGATGCGATGCCACAAACACCATGTAGCCCCTTCTCGCGTTGCGCTGGAGTGTAAGGGGCTACATGTGGATCTAAAGGGCTATTGATGTCAACGAATGGAAATATTAGAAATATATTTCTCTATATCCTTCTTTGTTATTAGAATGCCATTAACATTATCTCCGACAAAGTGTACGCAAGTTCTTTCCAGCAATACTTTTTTGTTAGAAACGGCAACTGCTCTATTCTCGACAGGACAGAGATAATAATACATTCGTGGCTTTTTACATTTCCATATTTTTTCAGAAAGGTAATCAAGTTTTTCTTTTAAATCTCTCATTTTATAATTCCCAATATAATACTAAAGTTAATGCGATAGCCTGAAATACGTTATATCATCGTCTCTATCAGGTTTGTAGGTCTTAATGCCATTGCAGGGCACATACGTACAGTCATGAAACACATAATGGATGTTGTAGCTTTCCCATTCCCCTAGAAGTTCCTTATAATGGGGTATATGCTGGATACGCCTCAGTTCTTTGCGAAGCGCCCATAGCTTTCCCCACTCTTTGAAATCTTCCTTATTCCTGTTTTTGTAGAGCCAATTAGGGCTGGCGTTTTTGAGCCACGGACGCACCAAGTCCCTATCTCGTGATAGTGTAAGGCTCATCCTTAAATGCGAGACAGAATATTGCCCCTCTACGCCATACAGGGACAACAGTTTTTCCCTGATCTCGGCGTATAGCATCTGTACAATGGTTTCTTCTGCTGTTGGTGTTAGTAAATGTTCCATGTTTAAAATCGCTTCCATTATTATTTTTCGTCTATCTTTCTAAATTCGTAAGTTATTTTATTGCTTTTGTTAGTTCTAGTGAACTCATAGCCTTCTTTTCTAAGTTGCATGACAAAGCTGCTATTTTGAAAGGCATCATCCATTACTTTATTTGATGGACGTGTTCCCATCCTTCCCCATTTTCCCTCCCCATAATTTTGATATGAAGTCCCAAAATCTTTACTCAAAACGAAGTCCCAAGATTCACTTCCCTTGTTTAGTTTTTGATGGAGGGTGATTTGCTCTACTATGAACTCGACGTATGGGTTTTCAGCCATTGCATCACCCTGTAACGCTTCAATCCTGTCAGCATATGGCTTTGCTGGATCTGTGGCTCTATGGTCCACTGACTTCCAAAGGTGCTCTAGGAACTCATTCATGAAGTCATTGCGCTCTTGAAAATTTCTATTTGATGTAAACTTCATCTCGAAAATACGTCTGTTACCTGTAGGATCTTTCCATATATTTCTTACTGGATCATTGGATGTGCCGATGTACATGCACTTTATGAAGATCTTTCTATCACTATTTTCTCTCATCAATCTTCCATTGAAATATGTAGACGTAAGCCTTTCCTTTAGAGAGTTCATATCCACCTTATCAAGCCTCGCCATCTCATCCAGCTTAACGATAAAGTTTTTCTCAAATAGTGAATGGTTCTTGTCAGATGTAATTTCCGATGTGTTTGAAGACCCTATGAAGTATTGTCCAATAGGAGAGCAAAACCTGTTCATAAGAACTGACTTACCTGTATGCTGTAGCTGTCCATAAAATATTGGCATCATTGGAACATTAAGGTCAGTGTATGTATTGTGCAGCTTACATTTGACGTTATAGATGAATCTCTTGAGAACAGCTATGTAAACGTCCCTTACTTCCGGTGATCCTGGCTCAAAACACATATCAATGAACCTTTCCCATGCTTTCGCCTTTTCCACGATTTCAAGGGATTCTTCGCTGAACTTGATCTTCTCTCTTATTCGTTGCTTGAGGTCACTTATAAGGTGTCTCTCCTGTTCTTCGGCAAAGCTATTAAAGGAGTCCTTGATTCTGATACCCTGAATATCAAGGTGTCTCCTAATTTCCATTGCTATAAATGTTGAAGCATTTTGCTGGCGTTCTTCCCTTAAATCGCTTAACTTAGCATCGTTTACTTGTTCCATTCGCAATAAGTCAGAATGCTTGAGCTTCTCACTCATAATATAGAATGGGTATGATGTGCTAACCATTCCATTATCATCAATCTTGACGTTATGTGTCTTTGTAAAAATCTCGACCATTTTTACAATAGATGATGTATCGCTGGTGCCTATTGTATTTTTTAGGTACTCTTTTTTCTCCATTTCCTTGACGGATGCAAAGAACTCCTTCAGTTCTTTTTGCTTTGATGCGTAGTTTTTTTGTAAATTGAGTCTTATCTTGTCCTTAAAGGAATCCTCGTATTCTTCGATAAGTGGCAAAACATTGCATGTATATCCATAAGGATCATTGCTGTTGAATGCCAATTCTGCGGACTTGTATATTGTCTGTTCTTCTGGTGTGAATGCAGCGCGTAAGGATGAAGGTTTCTTGACTTCATGGATTTCGGCTTGCTCTAGTTTGCTTTTGAACTCATGATACTTCGCGTATATGTCCGTCTTTAATTCGTTAAACTCTTGCTCTGTGATTCTTCCTTCCAAAGCCTGTAGGATCTCGGCCCTAGCCCCTCTATCTGGGGATGTATCAACAGCGTTAATCATGTTGATTATCTTATCGTCGCCTGCCTGTGTAAGCTGTGCAATGATGTTATCTCTAATTTGTGACATGTTATTTCCTTTATTTGTAAAATCATCGTTGTGTAAAAAGAAAAGCCTGTAGGGTTTGGCGGTCCTACAGGCTTTGAAATTTTCGATGATTTTTAGTAAAAGAAACTCGCGTGTTTATGTCTATCGCCTGACTATATTATTTAGTTTATCTTTTGGACTCATCGAAAATAACAAGGTCTATAGTCGCCAAACTAGAACTCTCTGTTACATTTTTATTTAGTGTTTGAGATTAAAAATGTAGCGTCTTTTCGTGTATTTCTCTATTTTTTCTGTAAATTATTTAGATGTCCAGTTACGTTTTTAGTTACAAAATATTGGAAAAACGTAACTGAGTTACATTTTAGTTACAAAATTGGCTTTTTTGTCGCGCTGTTACTGCTCATTCATCACTGAAAACGTAACTGAGTTACGTTTTTTTCCACAAACGTAACTGAAAACGTAACTGAGAAAACTCATTTTTTGGACAAAAATGGCCCTTTTTCGGGGTTTTTGGCCCTTTTTTCGGGGTTTTTGGGCTATTTTTTAGTTTCCAGTTACAAAATTACGTTTTTTTTCATCTTCATCATACTTTTATATTTTAGGGTTTTTTCGTGGTTTTAAACGAAGATGAAAAAAAACGTAATTTTGTAACTGGAAGGGCTTCGCCCTTTTTAAAGTGGAGATCCATTCCCTTTTAAAGCGGAGCTTCGCTCCGCGCCATGTCTGGTTTCCATTGCTTTGTATGTAGCCCTTGCCTGGCGCAAAGCCCCCATTACTCCCTAGCCATGTCCTTGCTGCCATTGATCCCTAGATCCAGCGGCGAATTTTTGCGGGGTATGGCGGCATTATATCTATGGGTGCGCCCCCGTCAATTTTTAATTTCAAAAGTCAAGAATATTTTTCCGCGTCATTTCAGATTCCTGCTATGCGTTTTGCACGTGTATCAACCGTAATTTAGCGTTGCATTAGCGTAGTCTGGCGTCGTATAAGCGTTTCACCACGTGGGAACAAGAACATGACGACCAGAGCAATAATCAAGCTACGAGACAAGTTCATTAAGGGGTGCCAGAAGCAACTACAGCTTATTGGACAAGAAGATAGGAGGCGTTGGACTTTCCCATACGGTGACGAACTCGCCCTTCAACTCAAGTTCGGGGTCTATCCCATTGGGGATGTTTTACCTTGCGAAGATGAAGAGGACGTAGAGGACGAACTTACGGCAGCGATCATATACGCCAAGCAAGGCATGTATGACGAACTGTTACTTGAAGCATCACGGAAGTTAAGTGCCAGCGCCAAACAGCGCGATAAAGAACCAACAGGGGAGTAATAATGCTTCCCTGTCATAAGAGAACAGGAGCTAACATGGATTACTTGAAAAACCTCAACGATATTCGCGATCGTATGAAGGCACAGACCACAAGCAACGCGGACTTGTATAAGGAATACCTTAAATCCGCTGTGCAGTTCTGGGGGGAATATTCTTACGGAACCAGCAATTCCGCAAAGGAAGCCTTTGAAAACGAATTGGGCAAAACGAACTTCAGGAAAGGAACACCTTCCATAACCTTTATTTCCCGCGCTCTCATAAGGTCCAGTGACTTTGATAACGCACAGATCCCCTCTGAAATCCGCCGTGTATTCAAAAACACGGGGATCACTGACGAAAGGAGCCTTCACCTGTTTCTTGCCAACATATCCAAAATGTCGTGGGCTGCGATCAAGGCACAGTATTGCGCTGCGCCCAAGGTCAATGACGACCCCAAGGCAATTTTTGCCCAGAACCTGGCGAAGTGGGAAGCGGCTCCTTTGATGGCAACGCCACTGGATAACAAGAATGTGCCTGCGAGTATGGCCGAGGATGTAGCCCTGTGCGTGACCATGATGAACAAAAAGACGGGCAAACTCGACATTCTCCACGTCTACGCCACCGGCAATGACAACATTGTTGATGCGCTATCCACGAAGCAAAAGAGGAAGGTGGCGTAATGGCGAAGCTAGATCTTGGAGGGGTGCTTTACCCCTCCACTATCGCAAAAGACGCATGTGATGCGTTTGTGCGTGGGGACAATAAGCATCTCATGTTGTGTGGCGCACATGGAACAGGAAAGTCCTTCGCCGCGTATCAGATAGCCTTGAAGCTCACGGAAACAACGGACTCGGCAAACGATATTGTCCTGATCCAAGGCTCGGACACAGCAGCCGAGATAAGCAGTAAACTGGCGCAACTCCGCCTTATGACGATCACAGGAAACTGTAAGGTTGCCATCATTGACGAACTTGATTCCGCGACAACGGCGGCAATGAAGCAAATCGTGTCATTTTATAATCGCGACGAAAAGCGTGATTATAAAGACCGGATTGCGATGATTATGACTGAAAATGATGAACGCCCCGGCAATAGTCAGTATCAGAAGCTACGTGACCGCTTCCAGTTCGTAAGGTGGGATCTCCCGGCAAAAGATGAAATCAAAAAGCACTTGGTATCCAGCGACCCCGACAAGGATGCTTGTGTTGATGCCTGTAGAAGCTTTCGCGACTTGGAGCGAAGCCTGAAATAACAGAAAAGGGGGAGCAATGCTCCCCCTTTCACTATATGTTGCTACATCAAGCTGGATATACAGCTACATTATATCTTCGTTTAAAATCACCACATCCTCACCCTGCTCCTGTAGCAAGAACAACTCCACACGGGTCACAATCATATCAGCGCCATTTACCAAAACATAAAGCATGAGTATCTCCATAACGTTGTAGCTACAGCTTTATGTTCCAAAAATCTGCACGTCTTTCTTTTTATGATAACATTTATCTACTAAGTTGATATGTGTTTAGAAGCCGTTTAAAGCCCGTGGATAGCGTTCTAAAGTTTTGCGTGTTTGGCACTAGCAAGAACTGGAAAGCCACTGTACGGGCATCCTAGACGGTCCTAGAAGCATGTTATGGCAGGTATCGTACCTCTATTTTAATCTGGAATATACCAAGTGCCGCTGCCCTCATATAATGATGGCACTAAGCTATGTAAGGCGAAGATACAGCTTACGACACCATCAATTAGGTTGGTGCTGTTCACCACGTCCTTGCAGACATAAATGTTTTCATTCCTGTCAGTGACAACGCGAGCATTACGCGCGTTCCATTCCCATACAGGGCTTTCGTATCTGATGCGCTCCTGCAATATCAAGGACTGCAAAGCCTTTGCCGCTTTTGATAGCTTCCACGCTTGCGGAACCCACGCAATAGGTTGCCCATCCTGCGCCAAAGGCATCGCAACACCATCCATCAAGGCGGGATCGGCGTTCAAGGTCACAACGTCATATTCCGCACACATACCCTCTATAAAATTGAGGACATACGCGGGATCTATGATTGGGCCAGGAATTGAGTGCAGGTACCCTTGCTCCTGCCAATGGTGATATTGGCTGTTGTTACTGTTGGCTATGGTCTCGCTAGGCAAAAAGTAATGCGGGAACACGTAAAGTTTTTCATCGCGGTAAAAGCATTGAACCACGGCGGCCATATCTGTGACCTTTGCCATGTCGATGCCCACGTAACATGGTAAATCCTTGAAATCTTTAATGTTCAGGGTATCGCGGCAACGCACCAAGCGATCCAAGTCTAACCATGAATCGCCGTTCGCAAGCCACTGGTTAAGGTGTAAAGTGAGATAGCCCGCGCGTTCCGTTGGCACGAGCCTTGCTTTTTCCATGGTGGCAAGAACCTGCTCGTGATCTTGATGCGCGTCCCAACATGGATTGGCTTTACGCAAGGTCTCCACGCAATATGGGTCATCGCCAGCATCCGCTTTCCAGATACAGCCCCAAAAAGCCGGTGCGTCTATGTCGCCATTGAGCACTTTACGGCAGTACGAGTTTTGATCGTAACCTATGCTCTCCAGGCTTATACCTGCCGTGGTGATGGCGATAACCAAAGTGCTAGGGCGCTTCCCTGCCCCGGTTATCAGCTTGTCCCATACAAGGCGCTTTTTGATGGCGTGAAGTTCGTCCACGATCGCGCATGAAATGTTAAGCCCATCAAGGCGGTTTCCATCGGCACATAATGGCCTAAAGATCCCCCTGTTAGTGAAGCCGTCCTTGCGCTTGCGTAGCTGTATATCGTGGGCGCGTATCTCCAATCCCAGGAAGCCTTGGATAAACTTCTTTGATTCGTTGGCGCACAAGTCGCGGGCAACGTCGAAAACGATACGTGCCTGCCTTTGTGATGTTGCTGCTGAATAGACCTGCGGACCCTGCACGCCATCACACGACAACGCATAGATTGCGTACACGCTGGCCATGAACGACTTACCGTTTCCGCGTGGAACCTCGATATGTGCGGTCTTGAATCGCCTGTGTCCCGTGACCTTGTGACGCCATCCCAAGATCTGCGCAAAAGCCCAAAGCTGCCAGGGCATCAAGATAAAGGGTTCGCCAGCAAGTTCGCCTTCAAGATGGCGGAACCTTGCGGCAAAACGCTCAAACTTTATGCCGTCTTTGGCATCAAAATAATATGGGAAATCTGGATCTGCACTTGCCTCAAGATCTGAAATGCTACGTTGGCAAGCTAACTTTACTTCGTGGCAAACATCTATTTTGCCTTCAATAACCTCGTATGCGTATGAGTAAAGCCTAGTTACTTCATCTGCCATCAATCCTGTAAATCTGAATATTCGCTAAAATCACCATCCTCTGCGTCAACCTGGCTTTCCCTCATAAGCAACTGCTTATCGCGTGGGGTAAGTCCGAAGCGCGAGTAAAAGGTAAGGATCTGCTTTTGCGTTTCGCGTAGCTGCCCTTGCGCGGGGTTTGGCTTCCAAAGGTCGCCAGCTTGATATGTGAAGCCTTGCGTATCCACGAGTTTTTGCAACTCGTCCCTGTCTTGAAGCAGTTGCGAAAACTGATCCAAAGCCAGGCAAAATTGACTGTCCTTTGAACCAAGAATCTTGATAAGTTGTTGTTTGTATTCTTCTTTTGTCATTCTGTTCCTTTCAAATGTAATATGCCCCTGAGAGCCTCTAGGATGCCCGTGTAGCGCGTTCTAAAATTTTACACCCTTGCCCACTAACTTTTTACGTAAACGCTCTGTACGGGCTTCTGTGTGGCTGTATGATGCGTTCTAAACATGGTGTGCCCCCGCAAAAAAATATTTGGAGATACCCCGCACACAAAAATAAGGGGACGCGCGTTGTGCCGCATCAAGCTTCCAACTTTGACCCCACAGGGGGGGGTATCTAACAAATATTATCTTCTTTTTGTTATATCTACACTTTGTATTTAACGAAAAGGGCGATGATTTAATCATCGCCCTTTTTTATACATTGTTCCATGTTACCCCTGTTTTTATATAATGTATGGTTGTTGTAGATACATTGTATTGTTTAGAAAGATCTTTTATCATCCCGTGATAACATTTCTCTAACTTCTTTTTTATCTCTTTAACTTGAATGATATCTAGTTTAGATGACGGTATTTGTGTTCCTTTTAGTTTTGTTTGCCTATTCTTTTTAACCATATCATCCATGTTTTCTTGGTGTGTTCCCCAACGTAAATGGTCAGGGTTTACACATGATGGGTTATCACACGCATGTAATACGTTGTTCTCTAGTGGCGTAGGCGCTGGACCATGAGCCATTTCGCAAGACAATCTATATGCTTTATAATTTTTACTTCTAAACGTTAATTGTGTATATCCATCGCTTCTATATGAACCATTCCAGATATGACATCCTTTACTATCTTTCGTGTATCCAGTGCCATAGAACTGGCATATTGGTGAACAATAATATTGCTTTGGTCCTGTTGTTTTAAAAGTGTTTCCACACTGTTTACAATTTTTATCTTTATATGTTTTTGACATAGCGTCTCCGTTGTTTGAAATGAAAAAACCCATGAACAGGCCCGCCAAGGAGTTCATGGGTTTTAAGGTTTTTTTCAAACAACGAGAATAAAACGGCTCTTTAACCTGTAATGAAACAGATTGGCGGGCCGTTTCATGCTATGTTTATTTATACTTTACTTATCGTGTTTTGTCATTATAAGTTATGTCAGTTGCGATGTTATCGCACTTCTTTGGGACACAACTGCGGGTATCACCGTTGCCGTTCCCAACGTGGCTGTGACCGTATTCAACAAAGCCGTGCCCATTGAGCCAGCTTGATAAAAACGCCCCAACGTACTGCCAAATGTGTTAAGTGCCGGGTCCAAGCCCGAAACACTACGCATAATGGTCTCGCCACCACTCACCAGCGCCATCGCTGATGTGCCAAGTCCCGATACGTCCATGCTCGTAAGATAATTTGATGCTCGGCTTGTGATGCTGGATAGCAATGAACTGTTGTTCGTGGTCATTGTGTAATAGTCATTCTCTGCAACAACAAAGGTAAGCTGCAAGTTTATGATGCCAAGTTGTCTAGCATCCTCTGACATTACAATATTTGAGCACCAACACTTTTTTAAACCAAGTGATGGATGTAATAGTTCAACTATACCTTGTTCCATTATCATGGCACGCAACATATCGCGGTCAAGGTAAAGGCTATACATATTATCTACATACGCATCAAATTGGTACGTCTCGATGCCTTGCCCAAGCACTTCTACATACGCGCCAACACCATTGACGATTTCATGAACCACGGCTTGCTTGTTGAATCCTGATTCTGAAACGGCCCTTGTGTAAAACTGCACAGCGCCGAAAGATGATGGAATGGCCATTACCCTGCCCTCCAAACATACTCGTATTGTTGTTGTGAGCCATCATTCTTTGTGACGGTAATCGCGATAGTAAGACGGCCACCGGCAAAGCTAGAACTGGCGTCTACGCTTTTGACAACCTTATAATCCACGAGATATTGCAAGGCTTCCTTTACGAAAGAGTTTGCCTTTGCTTCATATGCGCCGTCACTGGTGCTGATCTCTTGAAGCTGCCATAAACGCGATCCCAGGTTAGGGTTTCCCCACCATCCCCTTTTGTCCGTGGTCTTGGTCCACGTTGATTCCGCAACGCGATCCGTACCAAGAGCAACTAGGATTTCAGTCTCAATATCAAGCTGCCATCCTTGCACTATGGACCATTGGCAATACTGTAATGTGTTATCATATTGTAGCTGTATCATTTACACCTTTCGTAGCTAAAATCCTTTGTGTTGAAATGTTTGTTTAAAAACTTGCAAATGCTTTTGCATCTACGCTCACTCATTACTTTAGGTAGATACGCATTTGCGCCTAAGCCAAGTTTGTATTCTTTCTTGAGTGACACCGCCTTGCCTTGATAGGTGATGTAATACGCCTCTGGAACAACATCACATTCCAATATTTGAAAGTTTGTATGTTGCTTGTTTGGCTTTTCATTCAAGATATTGGAATGTGGTCTTGCCATTATTGTGCGCCGTTCTGTAGATTTGCGTGCGCTTTATCCACTAGAGCGTTCATGGATGCCCATTCCGATGCGGTTGGCGCTCTGTTTTCCTTAAAGATAGTGATAAGCTGTTCCACTATCTGTATCAAAGTAGGCACGTCACTAATGACTGTTTCTACTAATGCTGCGATTGCTGCTAAGTCCATAATAATCCTTTCTTAGTTTTTGATGATACCTTTTGTTGTGAGGTATGTTTGAAATGCTGTTAATGCGGCGGCCAATGCAGCTTGATCCGCTGTTGATACTGCCTGTCCATTTTGTGCGGCTTCGCGCACTTTTACGAGTTGTGTGTAAACATCTTCGTCATAGACTTTGATTTGCGCTACGATGCTTTGATCTACAGTGCCGAACTTACCTTCTGAATATTGGTAAGCGGCTGTTTCTAATGTTGCTAGAGTTGCTTCCGCTGTAATAGTTCCTTGCTCTACGTGCTTTTCGGAACACGCCACTAGAGATAGTGACAAAATAACTGCGAAAGCATATAATGATTTCTTCATATAAAATGTTTCTCCTAAAATATATTATACTTCTTTATTTACTGCGGAGCGCCGGTATTTGCGGAACCTGCTTCAACACCACTATGAGTATGGCTATCAAGTGAGATATTGCCTGCCTTAATGTCGCCCGTTGCCGTGATCGCACCTGTAACTTTAACATTTGCGTTAATGGAGACACCATTTTTATCTATGGTGAATATAGTATTGTTACCTTGCTTGATCTCGAAAACGTCTTTTGAAGAAACTACAACGCCATCAATCGACAAATACAGTGATTGGCCATTGGCATCATATAGTTGTGTTTCGCCCTCACCCATATTCTTTGGATGGGTTTTTACGTCATGGGTGGCGATTACTATTTTGTTGTTGGCTGCGCCATAACCTGACAATGTGATCGCCTGGGATCCAACGGGCGCTGTTGATGCAATGCCCCACGTTCCATATACGGGAACGTTGTTATGCACTTCATAACCTGCCATCTGCGTAACTTGGCAAGTGTGAATGGTATCCTTTGTGTTGATGTTGTTGCTAACAGTACCTGATTTAACGAGGTGTATTATCCTGTTTTCACATTCTTTGATTCGTCTTTCCATATGATCCTTTTTTATGAACCCGGCAATGATTGTAAAGCGGGATTCGCGTTATAATTTTTTTAAAAAAAATCCGACTTTATGTTGTGATATTGTTAAAATATTTACTAAATAAAAGTGCAGAAACAACCCGCCAAGCTGTTTCTTAACAGTTTGAAAAGTTGTTTCCAATTTTAAAATAGAATAAAACTTTTAAAAACCATGTGAAGCCTTGGCGGGTTACTTCGCATGGTTTTTTCTATTTTAGGATTATATTTTATGAAAACAAAAACTTGTGTCCATTGTGGCACCAAATACGAAACATCAAAAACTGATAATAGCTCGAAATACTGTAGCCCTAAGTGTCTTTTCGAGGGAGTTGGATATACTGAAAATCACATTACTGATACAGTGAATACTCCATGTCATATATGGAATGGAACTAAGGCAAATAACGGATATGGAAGATTCGTTCTCAACAAAAAACTTTACTATGCGCATAGGTTTTCTTGCGAAATGGCTCATGGTCCATCTCTTATGCCAAAAAAGAATTACGTATTACATGCGTGTGATAACCCATCATGTGTAAACCCTGACCATTTACGCTGGGGAACACCGAAAGAAAACGCGCAGGATAGAGAACAGCGTAACCATAATTATCATGCCAAAACGAAATATAAAAGTCGAAAGGGCGTCGAAAATAAATCTGCCAAGTTGAGTGAGGATGAAGTTAGGGAAATAAAAAATCTCCTTAAATCTGGACGTGATATAAAAAGTATATCTAATGATTATAACATTAGTTACAGTATGGTATGGTCAATATCCAAAGGTAACAACTGGAAGCATATAACGATATAAAAAAGGGAGGTAAATTACCTCCCTTTTTTTTACGAACTTGGCAAAGATTGTAGAGCGGGGTTACTTTGATATAAAGTTGTTGGTTCAAAGCTAAATGCCTCTTTGGGGTATAATGTCATGGTAGTGCTAGAGCCACTTTGTGCGTTGTATGAGTATGAAACCGTTGCTGTAACCATATAATCTGAGACCACGTTAATCATGGGTAGGTTTATGGCCGCCATCTGGTTTACGTCCCAAAGCTGCCCGCCTGCATCCGTAAAGCCTTGGAGCGTGACGCTAACAGACCTACTGCGCCCGTAATTCCTGTTTGCTTGCCAGTTCGCAAACCTCTGGGCCAAAGTCCCATCTTGGTCACTGGTGCTATTGATGGTTACAAGCGTCCTGTTTTCATTCGCAAAGATTCCTGCCTGGGGATCTGTGGCGCTAAAGACCGGCGGCAAACCTGTCTGTGATTGCGTGGTGAATGGTTGCCATATCACTTCGTAATTCGCATACCTTTGCGTTATGTCCTCGTTATATGAGTATGAGGTTAGCGGCGATCTTTCGTTGAGCACCGTTGTCGCTTGAGTGGCAACGTCTGCGATAACCAAGGCGCTGTATCCATTATCATAGAGAAGTTTGCCTTGATAACGGGCATACCTATCCAAGATGCTCCACCCTGTATCCCCTATGTTATAGGGAACACTGTTCCATGCGCTCTTATCCTGCGCCTGGGACTTGTTGATAACACCGATGCCATAAAGCCCGCATATCTCATGACAAAGATCCTCTAGGGATTGGATATTGTTTATGCTCGTGCCTGGGTAGATGGGGTTTCCATCCACCAGCTTTTTAAGCCCTCCACGGCCACTTATCACCAGTGAATGAGCGTTGTTCCCTGATATGGCTATGTTTTTCATCTCCACCATTCCCGAAAAGATCATCTTCTTTTTTAGGTAGATCTGCACTGGCTCATTGCTAAGGATCGACGGAAAGTTTGAGCCATCACATAACAATTCCATCTGAAACGTTGATGGCACTTGCTCCATTGACCTTTGGAACTGGAAGCCTTGAAAGTTTGTATAAACCTGCTTGTTTATTAAAACCTGTAAAGCGTCGGTATTAGGGGTATATGGCTTTGTGGCCGTAACTGAAATGTTAGTTGCCATCGCTTATCCCCGATAAAACTTCTAAAGTTAGGGGCATAAACAGCGGATGTTTAATATTTGCGTTGTTTCTTAAAACTATATCATCGTCATATTCACCACTTTGATACAGCTTTTGCGCTATAAGGGCCGCTGGCAAAGATACCTTTGTTTCGTAAGTTACCAATTCTGGCAATCCATAACCGTTTTCACTGATAACAGTTTGGATAGCGGTCTGTAAGTCATTAAAATATAAGAATATCTTCCTATCCGTGATGCAATAGTTTTCCGCATCAAAGATGTAAGAGAGTTGATCTTTTAGGTTTTCTGCATCCGTGGAACTTGTAAAGGTAATATCTGGTACTATGGTTCCAATAAGGACTAATGCGTTTTGACGCACGTTTGCATATGCGCCGCTGTTATTAACCACTGACCTAAGATCAGGATCATAACCATATTCCTGTATGATAGTGATAAGTGCTTGAACCTTTAACATCGGGTCTGTAAAGGCCTCCAGCATTGTTTGTAATGTAGTTTGTACGTCCATGTAATACCTCAAATGTTTTAAGGTATTTAGCGGACATGGCCGCCTTTTCGACGCCGGTAAAATAGACTTGCAAGCGCCGTCGATGTGGCCTATATTCATTGCGTCCTAGCGTTAGTTTCGGGACTATATGAGATAGTCGCCTTTAACGGACTTGCATTTTAGGAAAATGCCGCTTTAGCGGCTTCCGCAACATTCCCCATTCCTGTTGGCATGGGGCCAAGTCTGAAAAGGTATAAAATCATGCTCGAAATAGAAGTAAAAGATAATAAAGTTACAAAGCTCAAGATCAACTTTAAACCTTTCATTCCGATATTTTTGATGCTGTTACATAATTCGATGCGCTAAAGAGAAAGGGGAGTCATATGACTCCACTTTTTTAGTTTTTGTTAAGTTCAGCCAAAAAATGCGCATGAGACATAGTAATTCCTAGATCTCTAACTTTAATAGTGGTGCCATCCAGAAACTTGATTTCATAATGATCGTGACCACCGCGATCTGTATGTCTTTCACGAATTTCTACAATCTGGTGCTTGTTAATGATTACGTTAGAACTGGTAGAGATATCATGAAATTCAATAAACTGTGGCATCTTTATTCCTCGATATAACCTGCCTTGATTAGCAGCTTTTCGATACCTTTACGGTAAGTCAGTTCATTATCGTCGCAAAACTTTAAAAATGCATTATAGGTATCTTCTGGAAGCTTAACGTTTACGGGCATAGTTGGCCCTACCGCGTTCCTGCGCTTGCGTCCTTCGCGGCTGGCAAAGCCAAGCTTCTCCGCAACGCGGTCCACTTTCTCAAGGGTGGAATCCCTGTCCGCTGGTTTCTTCCTGATGCCAAAATCATCATTCATGATACGATTTCCTTGGTTACAGCTTCCGCGTTTTCGATGGCCTTCGGGATACCGTTCACCTTTTCAGGGTCCAGTTCATACAGGGACGTTTTGTACGCAAAAACGCTTTTGAAGGCCGCACGCTCGTTAAGCTGGTTTTTCATCAACGGAAGGCCATTACGCGCAAGCTGCGCCGCCAAGTCAGTTTCAAGTCGAGTTTTAATGACAGGGCTTGTCCTGGAGAGCATGACCTTAAAGGGGATCTTGCGCTCTACAATCTCCTCCTCCTCGGTAATCAAGTTGATGGTCTTCCCTGCTTCCGCCGCATCAAGCGTACTGGCTTGGAAAGGGATCACCACAAGATCAGCTTTTGCGATAGCACGGGCCACGAGCCTTGACGCCACGCCTTCTAGGTCAATCAACACGTAGCCTTCATCAATGCCGTTGATGTGCTTCACTACGTTGTTTTCCGTAATGTCTCCGATAACCGTGATGGGCAACTTAGAGGTTCCCGTGCGCCACCTTACCTGGGGTTCGTTGGGGTCTCCATCAAGGATAGTCACCACCTGCCCATGATGGCTCAAAACTTCGGCCACGATCTGACAGGTTGAGGATTTACCCGCGCCACCCTTGGATGCCGCAAAAGCTATAACTTGCTTCATGATGCTTCGTGTTCCTGTATCTTCACGTAGTCATATCACCATGGCGCAAGAGATACAACTAGATGTAGTTATATGTAGAAGGGGCTTTATGAAGCCCCTTCCCCTTTCTAGCCTATATGAGTGGCCCATTCATTTTTGGTCACTTCGATGCCGAACAAATGGACCTTGCGCCGAAAGGCAGGGCCAAGGTAATCGCCGCGTATGGGAACCACGTTTTTAAGATCGCCGTTCCGCTTCACATCCGCAATGTGCCCCACTTCGCGAATCATCACTGATTGTTTGAAACCCTCACCAGTGGCCTTCACCACTTCGTAAAAGCGAGTCTCATTCTCTGTTCCAAGCTTATAAAGCTTGAACAGGTCTCCAACTTTTACGGGCTTCGGGGTCATGTTCATCTGGGTATATCCTCAACAAAGCGGGCTTCATTGCCTCACATGAGTAGCTATATAATAGTGTAGCTTTATGTAGTCAATGCTACATATTGCCTTTTGGGTGGCGGATTTGCTTCTGCGTGCTGTGCCATCATTTCCAACCAAGCTGCCGCATCTTCAGGAATGGGCTGTATACCGCGACACCAGCCCCTTACTGTCCCTTCGCCATAATTAAGGATCTTCGCCAACTCGCGCTGTGACCAGTGTAAGAGCGCCAGGCACTCGCGTATTCTGGTGGGGGTCATAGGCGGTTCTCCTGAGCATAAGAAAGCGTTTCCATGAGAACACTATAATGATTCTAAGGTCTTTGAGCATCGGGTTATGTCCTCGATGTAGGATGCCAAGGGCCGCTTGTGCCCTTGGCGTTTGGGTTAGTGTTTATGGGTGCCAATGATTCTGGAGCGTTTCAGCATTAACTTGCTGAACTCCACGCGGGCTTTGATCTCCGCTTCATGAGGTCCAAGGGCTTCCACTTCTATGGGGAAGCAAACGCCAAGAAACTTAAAGATGATGGTGTATTTTGCCATTGGGCTTTTGCCTCAATTTAACAGGGCTTCATTGCCTCTGTTGCTCACCGTTATAAAGGTGTAGCTACATAAAGTCAATCCCTTACTACATGTAGCTACATATTTTATGCGTCGAATTTGAATCCCTCGTAAATGGGCTGGCTCTTATAAGGTGTGATGTGACGGGTGCCGCATTGCGGGCAATCTTCATCAACCTCACATTCCCAAGGCTCTACCCATTCTTCGTAGCAATCGGGACACCTGTAGAAGTTTTCAAGCATTAGTGTATGTCCTCAACTCTGTATGTAGCACTGGCTTTATGTAGCCAGTGCTTGATGTGGCTACATTCCAATTTCACACATGAATGCGTCTACGTATTCGGCACCTAAACGCTTCTCCAGTTCGTCCAACACTAGGCCACGAACAAAGCGTTGATCTTGGTCCTTGCCGTCGCATTTGCGTGCAACGTCTTTAAGGGTCTCTGTCTCGTAACCGTGGATCTTGTCGCGTATGGAATCAGGCATCGGGTTACATCCTCGATAGTGCAGGGGAGGGGGAAGCACTGACTACATAAAGCCAGTGCTTGCTGTTGCTACTTGCTGTTGAAGCGTTCCTGTGCCGTGGTCATGAGATCCGCGAAGCGTTTGTAGGAACTTGTACCCTCGGCCTTGAAATCGGTCTCAATGGCCTTTGCCATTTCCTGCGGGGTAAGCCCTGCCTGTTCCGCCATAAACTCGATTGCGTAGCGGCCTGCTTGTTTAAACACGTCATCTGTCATCGGGTTATATCCTCGATCTCGGTTGCTATGCCCTTTATATATGTGTGTAGCTGTATGTAGTCAACGCTCTTTATGTATGTAGCTACATGTATTTGGTTGTTGCTCTTGGAGTGGGTGGAGCGTACAAAGTTGATATTGGAGGGAGATGGAAACCTTGAATGAGTGACTTAGTAAACAATGAGCAAACGAAGCTCACAGCAAATGCCATGAACGCCATCGCGGTATCATGCGTTGTTACGGGTGGCCTTACCCCGATCATAACAGGGCACACGCCACTATGGTTTAGCGTGTGTTGGGTCGTGATAGGTGCTATCCTACATCTTGAGGCCCGCAAGTTTTTAAGGAGGCTAAAATGACAGGATACGAGTTTTACGCCTACATCGGCGCTCCCTTGCTTATGTTGGGCGTCTGTAGCTTGGCGTTCCTGCTGCCGAAAAAATGACAGGGGAGGGCGGTCATAAAGGCCGCCTTCTTTATGTGACTTCGCCAGGCGAGGGGACCGCATGACCTTCATACAGATTTATGCGCTGATTTCTCCAATGATCCTTGTTGCCTTGGGTGGCTTGGCTCTGTTTCTCGCAAAGCGTTACATTCATTGAATATGTTTCAGATCATAAACCCGATGATCTTGGCTCTTGGTATCGCCATAGGGGCAATGTGGTTTCGGCACAAAAAGGGATAATTTGCCCTCTTTTTTGTGTCTTGAGCCGGGGCAATGCCGTTATGGATGATAATATCTTTATCCGTGAACAAAACGTGTTTAAAACGTCGCGTAATTATCAATTATGCCAACAAAATATCCGCATGTCCGAAATTGAAGCTCTCCAGGGATTTTTGTTCACGTTTTGTTTGTGTGTAAGCCTAATCTTTAGAACTCTTCTAAGTCCTCAGCAAAATCCACTAGCGTGCCATCTTCCTCGATCAAGCCAAGGCCAGGTATGTGTATACCCTCGGGCATCTGGTGAACGTGCCTTAGCTTGCCCTCAATCATAACCGGCACGCAATACAGCGTCACAGACCCATCAGGATGATAATCAACGGAGAAGGTGGATTCAAAGTCTTCAATGCCGCCAGGCGAATGCGACAAGGCGATAGCGAAAGGATATTTCCCTTTGCGTTTCATAAAGTCCGAAAATGTCATGGATTGCTCATCGCCATCACAGATAAAATTAACCTTCTCCATACCTTCTATCTGGACCTCTGGTGGCAACGGAGCCACTGGCCTTACAAACAGTTCCTTCGCTTCAATAGCAACTTTAAACCTGTTCACCGTGAACAGGTCTAACACCTGTTTGTAAAGATTCGTCATGGCGCACGTCTCCTGTAAGGCAGCCTCATACATGCGTAAATTTTATATGTGGTATGCGTATATGTTGTTAAACGCGCATACCATCCTCACGCATTACCGCCAGTAACTCCCCAAGCACCCTATCACGCATGGCCGGGGTTACAATTCCCGAGTTATCCACAGGCGTTTCATACTCTTTTATATATGGTTTCGTATATGGTGCGCATCTTTTGCGTTTATAGGAGATACCCTCTGGCAGTTCCTTTAACGCATTGAAAACATAGCGGTTTGCGAGACGACGCGGGCGGCCCTTCACAATCTCATATTGCGGCACCACCAAGACCAGGCCAAGGGCTTTGGCCACGCGGATGGCCTCTGAGACCGTCCGTAGGCTGATCCTAGCCTTGTTGGCTACATGGCGCTGAGTAGGGGAGTTGTTACCGCTCTTGAGTATCTGGAACAGGTTAATGAGTGCCTGTTTCATATGAAGGGTGATTGCCCCATTATCAAAAGCGTCAAAGATGGTAGCAACCACATCATTAGATTGCTGCTTTGTATAAAGTGAACGGATTGTCATTAGATAAAAGCCTTGAATGACAAGGCATGGCTTGATATAAAAGCCATAAGCCTTGTTCTTTATGAACGATGCCTTGCTCTTTTGAGCACTAAGCCTTGAATGCCTTGCTCTTTTGAGCCTGATCCTTGGGGGATTTGTTTTCGGGCTTTGGATTGTAAGTGCTGGTAACACTTTCAAACCAAGCGTTTAGGGGTGCGCTATATCATTCCTATCTCCATAAAATGGGCCGGAGCTTCATTGCTCCGGCCTTTTTTCTTTTTACGCCTGGCGAACAGTGTCACCATGATTCTTATCGAGGAATGTTTCCCGCAATAAGTCATTGATGCGTGTTTGCCATCCCGGCCCTGAATGCCGTGCGGCTTCCAACACATCCGTGTCAACACGCAATGTTATATGAACCTTCGGGGTTATATTTGAACCCTTACGAGGTCTTCCGCGCGTGGACCTTTGTGGCTCTCCCTTAGCCACGCTAAACAGATCAGAGGTGTTAGAATCGCTCGTCATCGGGCTAGGGTGCTATCTCCTCTCCCATTCGTCAAGAGGAAAATGTAGACACGTTTTCTGTATATACAAAAACCTGTAGCTTTTTGTATCTGTATCTTTTCACATCTGTAGATTATGGCATGTTTGGGTTGTCGCACATCGCGAATTTCCATGAGAATGACAAAGGCTATGAGCACGGCTAGAGAAGAGCAAACTTCACTTGATATTGGCTCAAAAGAAGATAATGATAATATCTCCCGAAAAGGGGCACATCTAGGGAAAAGGGCACCAAATGGTGCCCTTTTTTCTGTTTACGCCGGTCCTGAAACTATAATGTATGCCGTACCACCTGAATTAACCCAAGTGTTGCCACTGGTGTTAGCACGGGCACGGATAATCACTCCACTTGAAGATAATCCGCCTTGCTCAACGTTGGCATAAGATGATGCGTTGTTTGTATCCGACCACGTAACAACGCATGAATAAGGAGTGCCAGAAAAATCTTTTGGAAATGTGATATTCTGTGTATCTGCTGCTGATATATTTGAAACAGTAAAATACTGTGTTAATAAGTTTCCTAGTATTGTATATCCACCACCTGAGAATGTTCCACTATAAGAATAAGAGTTAATAGAGTTTTTAACATAGGCCGTAGAAGCAGCATTAGTAGAATTATCAGAAGTTGAGACAGTTGGAACTGTAACAGAGTTTGCGCTATCAAAAAACAGATTAACACCACTTTCAGCATACATATTTGAATGGAAGTTTATGTTATCTCCACTTGTCTCTGATATTATGTTATCTGTATAAAGCCACTTACCAGAACCAACATGAACATCCGAATTTCCATATATAATACTGTTTACAGTAAGACTTCCATTTAGTGTACCGCCAGAAAGGGAAAGATAATTCTCACCTGTCCAGTTCTTATCAGCAAGGAGATGCCAAGTGCCTTCTGAGTCTTGCGCGCTTACTTCGGCAGTAACATGATCAAATCCAATATGTGTTATTCCATATGTGTTATTGTCAATCTGCTGCTTTATATAGTTCTGATTATTAACAAAAGAAGTAGAAGCGGCATTAGTAGAATTATCAGAAGCTGAAACGGTTGGAACCGTAATAGATGATGCTCCGTTAAAAAACAGATTAACACCACTTTCAGCATACATGTTTGATAGTACGTTTATATTGTTTCCTGTAGTCTCTTCTTTTATGTTATCTGTATAAAGCCACTTACCAGAACCAACGTGAACATCCGAGTTTCCATATATTATACTGTTTACAGTAAGACTTCCATTTAATGTTCCACCAGAAAGGGAAAGGTAATTCTCACCTGTCCAGTTTTTTACATCGGTTTCAGCATCATTAACCGTGTTTACAGTGGCAACAGACGTGCCCTGTAGCGTCAACGTTCCAGTGATATTACCACCAGTAAGGTTGAGGTAATTCCCTTCAACCCATGATTCAAAAGCAAACGGGCCAAGATCGCTGGAATCAACAGTAGCAAGCAAACCAGAACCATCCGTAGCCCATCCAATGTAAACTGTGTTTGTCCCTTGGTTGGATACGCCTCCCTGGCGAACAGGGGTATATCCAAGTTTACCCGCTGTGATGACAGAGTTTACCCATGCGGTGTTACAGATTTTTTGTGAATCATCGCCATCTGGTGGTGTGGTTGTTGTTGGCGTTCCAGTGAGGTTTGGGGAGTTCAAAGGCGCATACACCTTCTGTAGTGCCTGATTAAGCTGTGTATGATCCGTTGGGTTTAATGTAATGCCTGCATCCGTGATAACTAAAGCAATCTCGTCATTTACGTTTTGAAACCAATCTGTAGTAACAAGCGTTCCCGGTGATCCTGTTGCGGGATCTGGATTGTTAAATGTAAGTGTTTTCATCCATTTTCCTTTAAAATATGTTTTAGCTATTTACGTCAGATATGTAGTAGATACGGACATACGGCGGTAAAATAGCTGCAAACGTGTTTTGCAATATCGTATAGTCATTATTGCCATGCACAACAAAAGTAACATCAAATTCGTAACTATAGTCTTGGCATGTTCCTACGCTGTCTCCGCATCTATATACGCCGGATATTATTCCTCCATACTCTATTATGGTTAGGATATACCCAAGTTGCTTTGCGAAGTTGATAAAATAGCTGTTGGATATTGCCCCGGTTGCCGTGAGCAACGCCACCACTTGATTACGTTGCTCCTGTATGTCCGTTGGAACATCGGTAATCCCCAGGGTTTCCTGCCATATGGGCAACAGCACCGTTGAAGTGCCGGGGAAAACCTCGTCTATGGTCTCACAACTCAATATGTCCATGTCCTGAAACGCAAACGAAAAGCCTTGAGCAATTTGGTTTAATAATGATGCTTCGTCTTTGGGCCATGCAAAACCCGTTGGAAGTAGGTTCTTGAGTCCTTGCACATATTCAGGCTGTGTATAGTTCTGCAATATTGTCATGTGAAATTATCCTTATGAATATGTGATGGTCCCCACTTCTGGAAGTTCACCTTGAGTAGTAACAATGTTTGTTGTTGGCGCTTTCAATGTGAAGTTTGTGTAATTGGTTGCTGTCTGGATAGCGCCTATTATAGAAGTTAGGTATATTGTAGTTCCTAGCGGTGTTCCTGAATTATGGAACAAGGTAGTTATTGCTTCCTGTATCGCTGTTTCTTCTTCAGAAGTGATGTTGGTTAAGCCATCTATTTCAATGTCAACAAGGGTCTTGATTGGAGAACATACAATCATGATTTCCCCTACAGGCTTGTTGCCGTACATGGAGTTCGCAACGGTAAGTTGATCCCCAGTGGCGGTTGTCCAACGTGTTTCGTTCGTCGCCACTCCATCTGTCCCTTGTGGGTATCCAAGGTATGTGTTGGTACGATCCATCATCACGTACACAACCACTTCACTCCCCGCCAAAGGCGAAGCCATACACCACGCTTGAGTAACGCCAGGCGCGGCCAAGGCCCATGTTACATGGTCCGCAACAGATCCACCGCTAGGGCGCTCCTGAAAGGCGTCTATGACGCGGGTTCTAAGGTCCGTATCCGCTTCAACGTCTGTGCCGCTGGTTATGTCGTTTGCGAGGGTTACAGTGCCATCAATGCCCGCATATGCGGAGTTGAGGGTAAGGACGGTTCCTGATACGCAATTCCCTGCTGTGCCAGCATCAACGGCTGTGATGTTGACGGGGCTGTTGATCGCCGTTGCGGTGTCCGTGGTGTACTGCGTTCCATCTGTGCGTGATAGGACAGTGTGCGCTGGTATGATTGTGGTGGTGTTGGAGCCTGTGAAGGTGACGTTTCCAGTGGCATAGGCCGCTGGCTTCCTTGTTATGGATTTCAGGGTTCCCCAGGCTTCAAGGGTTAAATCTGTGGCGGTGAATGGTACCCCTTGCTCCGCTATATATTCGTTATATCCCTGTTGTGAGTAGATGATCTTCGCAAGGGTTGTTGCCAAGATCATCAACGGACTTGTTGGTAGTAGTTTTTGCCCTGTTTCAGTTTCTACGTAATTTACAACGGTAGTTAATATCTGTTCGTATGTTTGTAGTTCATACATGTGTGAAATACTCCAATTTTATTATTGGAGTATTTACAAACGAGTAGCTTTTTTAAAGGGAATGGATCTCTGGTAAAACGGGTTTCCAAACGGGAAATTACGGCATACTCGAAAAAAGCGCCGAAAACGGGCATATTTGCGCTATGGGAGAAAAAACCCCGTTTTCCCGTTTGGACATATTCCTAATATAAAACTGGATACAAGACATGACGCGGAGCTTAGCTCCGCTTTTAAAGGGAATGGATATCCACTTTAAAAAAGGGCGAAGCCCTGTCTCAGTTACAAAATTACGTTTTTTTTCATCTTCGTTTAAAACCACGAAAAAACCCTAAAATATAAAAGTATGATGAAGATGAAAAAAAACGTAATTATGTAACTAGAAGCTAAAAAATGGCGGAAAACCGCCATTTTTCCAGTTACAAATGCAGTTACAAATGCAAAAAAAAACGTAACTCAGTTACGTTTTCAGTTACGAATGGACAGTAACAACGAGGTAAAAATCACTTCCAGTTACATTTTCTGTAACTCAGTTACATTTCTC